CCTGTTCTGTGCTAATCGGCAAGGATTCCTGAAATGCTACAGCGAGGCCGGAAGAGCTCCGAGGGGCTCTCGGTGGTACGGGTCGCACCCCATGAGAGGGTCGCACCTCCTGATCGCCTTACGGACGACGAGAGCGCGATCTGGCGCGAGATCGTCGCCTCGAAGCCTGCGGACTGGTTCGGTCCCGACAACCTTCCGCTCCTCGAGCACTACTGCACGATGGCCGCGGAATCCCGGCGCGTATCGCGCAAGCTGCGCGAGGTAAGCCCGGAATGCCTCGACGACTACGACCGCCTGATCAACCTACAGACGAAGATCGGCGGACAACTGGCGAGCCTGGCGACGAAGATGCGGCTCACGCAGCAGAGCCGATACGGCGCTCGAGCCGCGGCAACCGCAAGCGATCGCGCGGCTCCGAAGAAACCGTGGGAGTTCGGAGCCTAGCTCGAGGCGATCGGAACATCGCCTGGATCGAGGCGACCTGTCGGGTGCCGGAAGGCGCCCATGTCGGGCGACCTGTCGCGCTGCGGGAATTTCAGAAGGAGATCATCCGCGGGATCTACGACTCGCCAACGAGACGAGCGATCGTTTCGTATGGGAGAAAAAACGGGAAGACCTCGCTCTCCGCGTTCCTGCTACTTCTGCACCTCTGCGGACCGGAAGCTCGAGCGAACTCGCAGCTCTTCTCGGCAGCGCAGAGTCGCGACCAGGCGGCGATCCTATTCGCGCTCGCCGCGAAGATCGTCCGAATGTCGCCGGATCTTAACGCGGTCGTCGCGGTACGAGACACAGCGAAGCAGCTCTACTGTCAGGAGCTCGGGACGCTCTACAGAGCGCTCTCTGCCGAAGCCTCGACGGCCTACGGCCTCTCGCCGGTGTTCACCGTACACGACGAGCTCGGACAGGTGAAAGGGCCGCGGAGCGAGTTATACGAAGCGCTCGAGACCGCGAGCGGCGCCCAGGCGGAGCCGCTCTCGATAGTGATCTCGACGCAGGCACCGACCGACGCGGATCTCCTGTCGGTCCTGATCGACGACGCGAAGAGCGGCGCCGATCCGAAGACGAAGCTCTTCATGTTTTCGGCGGACGAGTCGATGGACCCGTTCTCCGACGAAGCGATGAGGGCGGCGAATCCCGCCTTCGGTGATTTTCTGAACCCGACGGAGGTCCGAGAGCAGGCCGCAGCGGCAAAGCGAATGCCGTCGCGCGAGAGCTCCTATCGGAACCTCGTCTTGAATCAGCGCGTCGATCAGACCTCGCCGTTCGTCCCTCGGGCGATATGGTTACGCAACGGCGCCGACCCGGACGAGGCCGCGTTCTACGAGAACTCGGTCTATATTGGGCTCGACCTTTCGGCGCGTAACGACCTGACCGCGCTCGTCGCTGTTACCAGGGACGGCCGCGGCTACTGGCACACGAAGCCGACCTTCTTCGCGCCGAGCCTGGGACTGACCGACCGGGCCTCGAGGGACCGGGCACCGTATGACGTATGGCGAGATCGCGGATACCTGGTCGCGACGCCGGGCGCGTCCGTCGACTACGCAGTCGTCGCCGAACAGCTCTGTCAGCTCTGCGACGACTACGACGTCGCCGCGATCGCCTTCGATCGGTGGCGGATGGATGTCTTCAAGACCGAGCTGTCGCGGCTCGGTCGCGAGCTCCCCCTGGTGGAGTTCGGCCAGGGCTACCGCGACATGGCTCCGGCGCTTGACGCGCTCGAGGGCGAACTGATGGCCGAGCGCATTCATCACGGCGGACACCCCGTCCTGACCTGGTGCGCTGCGAACGCAGTCGCAACTCGAGACGCCGCCGGGAATCGCAAACTCGACAAAGCAAAGGCGACCGGCCGCATTGACGGAATGGTCGCTCTCGCAATGGCGATCGGCGCCTACGCGAAGGCCGCACCCAAGCTCGACGGGCCAAGTGTCTACGAAGAGCGCGGCATCCTGACCATATAACGAGGTTTCTGTGTCCTGGATAGATCGAATCATGCGACGGAAGAGCGCAGGACAGACCGCGCTCGACCGTTTGATCATGCGCCTCGAGGGCACGAATTCCGCCTCGGGCGTACACGTCAACGAACAGACCGCGATGCGCGTCGCTGCGGTCTACGCTTGCGTCCGCGTCATCGCCGAGACGATCGGTTCGATGCCGCTCAATATGTACCGGCGCCGAGCAGATGGCGGTCGCGAGCGCGCCGCAGAGCATCCGCTCCAGATCCTTATTCACGACCGACCGAACTCCTGGCAGACCTCGCAGGAGTTTCGCGAAATGTTGACCGAACACGCGCTCCTTCGCGGGGCCGGGTTCGCGTATATCAACTGGCGCTCGCGCGCCTCAAACATCGTAGACGAGCTGATTCCGATTCACCCGGATCGCATCACTATCAAGCAGCTCCCGGATATGCAGCTCGTCTACGAGCTTCAACGTGAGGACGGCGACCGGATCGCCTTGCGCGCCGACGAGGTGTTCACGCTTCGCTATCGAACGCGCGACGGTGTACAGCCGGTCGGTGTCATCGAGTCTGGGCGCGACTCGATCGGTGTCGCCTACGCGACCCAGGAATACGCGGGCCGGTTCTACCGAAACGACGCGACGCCTGGCGTAGTCTTAAAGCATCCGCAGAAGCTCTCCGCAGAAGCGGCCGGGCGACTGAAAGAGACCTGGAACTCTGCCTACGCCGGAAGCGGCAACGCTCGCCGCACGGCGCTCCTCGAGGAGGGGATGTCGATCGAGCGGCTCTCGCTCTCGAACGACGACTCGCAGTTCCTACAGACGCGAGAGTTCCAACGCTCGGAGATCGCGGGCTTGTTCCGCGTTCCGCCGCACCTGATCGGTGATCTGTCGCGCGCGACGTTCTCAAACATTGAGCACCAGTCGCTCGACTTCCTCGGGCATTGCATCGGTCCCTGGATGACGCGATGGGAGCAGTCGATCTCGCGCGATCTGATCACGGCGCCGAACACCTACTTCTCGAAGCTCTCACCCGAGGCGCTGCTGCGCGGAGATCTGAAGTCGCGCTACGACGCCTACGCGATCGGCCGGAACTGGGGATGGCTCTCGGTGAACGACGTCCGTCGTCTCGAGGACATGAACCCGATCGACGAGGGCGAGGTGTATCTGCAACCGCTCAACATGACCGCGGCAGGAATGCCGCCGAATTCAGACGTCGCGCCGAACGGCGCGGCATGAGGATCAAAGAAATGGAAACGAAACGATTGAAGGTAGTCGCCGAAATTAAGGCGGTCGACGACTCCGGTGTGATCGAGGGCTACGGCTCGGTCTTTGGCAACCTCGACAGCTACAGCGACATCGTCGCGCCTGGCGCGTTCGCGAAGTCGCTCGAGGAGGCGAAGGCCTCTGGCCGGATGCCTGCGATGCTCTGGCAGCACAACCCCGAAGAGCCGATCGGTGTCTGGACGGAAATGCGCGAGGACGATCGCGGGCTCTTCGTCAAGGGCAAGCTCGCCGACACGCAGCGCGGCAACGAGGCGCGCGAGCTGATCAAGCTCGGCGCGCTGACCGGGCTCTCGATCGGATACACGACTCGGTCATACCAGGTCGACCGCGAGCAGGACTCGCGAATCCTGACCGACGTTCAGCTCTGGGAAGTTTCGCCGGTGACATTCCCGGCCAATTCCGAGGCCCGGATCACGGGCGTCAAAGCGAGCGACATCAGCTCGCCAAAAGATTTCGAGAGGTTCCTGCGTGACGCTGGATTCTCTCGCAAAGAAGCCAAGCAAATAACAGCGCATGGCTTCGGTGACTCGGCTCTGTGTGACGCAGAGATCGAGGACACAGCAGAGAACGACCTCGCCGATCACATCAAGCGAACGGTCGAGGAGCTCGCGTCAAAGTGAGCGGAACCATTTAGTCATTCATTCTTTGAGGTAATCAAAATGTCAATCGAAGTGAAGAGCGCCGTCGATGCGCTCGCAAAAGTAGTCACCGACGAGCGTTCAGCTCGCGAGGTGTTCGAGAAGCGTTCGGACAGCGAGCGCAAGGAGTTCGAGGCCAAGGCTGACGCAGAGTTCGCCAAGGTTCAGAAGTCGCTCGAGGAAGTGAACGTCAAGCTCGGTCGCATCACGATCGCTGGCGCTGGCGAGGGCAAGAAGGACGACGAGCACAAGTCGGCCTTCGTGAACTACATCCGCAGCCCGCGCGACCAGAAGGCGATCGCTGCTCTCCAGGACGCCGAGCGGAAGGCCGTCTACACGACCGGCTCGGGTGGCTCTGCGGCGGGCGGCTATGCCGTGCCGGAGGAGATCTCCCGCGCGATCGTGACGCAGCTCTACAACATCTCGCCGATGCGCCAGGTCGCAAACGTAGTGACCGCGTCGAGCCCGGATTACAAGATCCTGGTCGACACGCTCGGTACGGGCACCTCCTGGGCCGGTGAGAACGGCGCGCGCTCGGAGAGCAACACGCCGCAGCTCGGCGAAGTGGCTCCGACGTTCGGCACCCTCTACGCCTACCCGAAGGCCTCCGAGGAGTCACTGAACGACATCTTCTTCGATGTCGCTGGATGGCTGACGAACTCGGTGTCGCTGGCGTTCGCTGCGGCGGAAGGGACTGCATTCACCTCTGGCAACGGCACCAACAAGCCGACCGGCTTGATGGTCGCCACGAAGAGCGCGAACGACGATGCGAGCCTCGCGTTTGGTTCGCACCAGTTCGTGCTCTCGGGCGCGGCTGCGGACTTTGCGGCCTCCAACCCGTCGGACGCTTTGATCACCCTGATCCACAAGCTGAAAGCGGGCTACCGCGCGAACGCTCGGTTCATGATGAACAAGGGCGTCCTCGCGTCGGTTCGCAAGTTCAAGGACGCCGAGGGGAACTACCTCTGGGCGCCGGGCCTTGCGGCTGGAATGCCGAGCACCCTGCTCGGTTACGCGGTCGTCGAGAACGAGGACATGGCCGATGTGGCCGCGAATGCGTTCCCGATCGCCTTCGGCGACTTCCGTGCGGGTTACACGATCGTCGACCTCGTCGGCCTTCGCGTGACGATGGACGAAGTCACCTCGCCGGGTCAGGTGAAGTGGATCTTCCGCAAGCGCGTCGGTGGCAAGGTCACCGACAACCAGGCGGTCAAGGTCTTGAAGATCGCTGCGGCCTAATAAGCTAGGAGCACCCAGGGCGGGAGGGCGACCTCCCGTCCTGGTTTCCGCATGAAGATAATCGTCACGCATCGCTTCCGGGGCGTCCCGGACGGCGAACATCACGCGCGCGACTACGCAGTCGGCGACGAGCTCGAGGGCGAGCTTGCCGACGTCGCGCTTCTTAACGGGTGGGCAGCTCGAGAAGGAAAGATCCCGGAGCTCCCAGGACCAAAAGAACACCAGGCGCTCGGCGGTGCGCCGGAACCCTTTCGCGAAACTGCGGGGCCGTCCCTGCGTCGTCGTCGCGAGCGGGCCTAGTCTTACCGCAGAGGACGTCGATTACTGTCGCGAACGCGCGGCGGTGATCGTCGTCAACGACAACTACAAGCTCGCACCCTGGGCCGACGTGCTCTACGCCGCGGACCCGGAATGGTGGGATCTCCACCAGGGCGCGCCGAGCTTCAAAGGTTTACGAGTAACGCAGGACGCCGGAGCCGCTCGACGGTGGCGTCTGCATTACATCGAGAGCATCGACCGGCAGGGCTTCTCGCTCGAGCCTGGTCGCATACATCGCGGCGACAACTCGGGATTCCAGGCATTGAACATTGCCGCCCTCTCGAGCTGCTCGCCGATCGTCCTGCTCGGCTTCGACATGAAGATGTCTGGCTCGAGGCGGCATTGGTTCGGCGATCATCCCGGCGCGCTCAATAAGGGCTCGCCGTATCAGGTCTTCGCGTCCGCCTTTAACGAGGCGGCGCAACGTCATCCAGAGTTCGAGATTTACAACGCAACACGCGACTCGGCGCTTGAATGCTTCCCGCGGGCAGCACTCCGAGACGTGATCTAACAGGAGAGAAAAAATGTCCAAGGGCAATACATTCGAGAATGACCTGATGAAGCTGTTTTTCCAGGGAACGGCGATCGCCAACCTGGCAGACAACGCGGCAAGCTCGCCGAACACGAACCTCTTCGTCTCGCTGCACACCGCCGATCCTGGCGAGGCGGGCAATCAGACGACGAGCGAGGCGTCATACACCGGCTACGCTCGCGTCGCCGTCGCGCGCACCTCGGGCGGATGGACCGTGACGAACAACTCCGTCACGAACGCCGCAGCGATCACCTTCCCGCAATGCACCGGAAGCTCGAACACGATCTCCCATTTTGCGGTCGGCACCGGCTCAAGCGGCGCAGGGAAGATTCTCTACAAGGGCGCGCTCACCGCGTCGCTCGCCGTGTCGAACTTGATCATCCCGGAATTCGCCTCGAGCACCCTCACGATCTCCGAGGAATAATCGAACGTGGCAACGATCACGACTCGCGCGGGTAAGGGCGCCGCCCTTACTCACCAGGAAGTCGACGCCAACTTCACCGGGCTCAATACCGAGCTCGGCCAGAAGGAGGTCGCATCGAACAAGGGCATCGCCAACGGCTACGCCTCGCTCGATTCGGCCGGGAAGGTTCCGTCCGCGCAGCTTCCGTCCTATGTGGACGATGTTGTCGAGGTCGCGAACTTTGCGTCGCTCCCTGGTACGGGCGAGACGGGCAAGATCTACGTCACGATCGACACGAATAAAACATACAGATGGTCGGGCTCGAGCTATATCGAGATCAGCGCGTCGCCAGGTTCGACCGACTCGCTCGCTGAAGGATCGACGAATCTTTACTTCACCCAGGCTCGAGCTCGCGCCTCGATCTCCGCCTCGGGTTCTTTGAGCTACAACAGCTCGACGGGCGTGATGTCTTTCTCCGACGCGGTCACCTCCGTCGCCGGTCGCACGGGCGCGGTCACGCTCACCTCGAGCGACGTCGGCCTCGGCAACGTCGAGAACAAGAGCTCCGCGACGATCCGCGGAGAGATCACCTCGAGCAACGTCACGACCGCGCTCGGGTTTACGCCGCTCAATCGCGCGACAGTTACTGGCGACTGGAACGTCAAGACCAACGGTCAAGCGTCTCTCATTTCCGGTGGCACTAACAACCACAACGGCACCACCACAACCTCCGGCATATACCTTCCGCACTCAACTGCGGGATACGGGGTCCAAATAGGCGGTCGCCTAAACACGCTGTGGTTTCGCACGGAAGAAAATAACGTCTGGGACTCGTGGCGAGTTCTCCTTCATAGCGGTAATTACAACAGCTATTCGCCAACGCTAACTGGTACCGGGGCATCGGGGACTTGGGGAATTTCTATTACCGGGTCGTCCGCATCAACGACAGGTAATGCGGCAACCGCAACCGCGTTACAAACAGCTCGCGCGATCAACGGCGTGAGCTTCAACGGCACAGCAAACATTACTGTCGCCGACTCGACAAAACTGCCGCTCGCGGGCGGAACAATGACCGGAGCGATCACATTCGATGCCGGGCAGACATGGCCGACCTTCAACCAAAACACCACCGGCAGCGCCGCGACGCTGACCACCGGGCGCACCATTGGGATGACCGGCGACGTCACATGGACGAGCGGCTCATTCAATGGCTCGGCAAACGTAACGGGTACCGCCACGCTTGCGAACTCTGGCGTCGCAGCGGGCACCTACACGAAGGTCACGGTCGACGCGAAGGGTCGCGTCACAACCGGAGCGTCGCTCGCGTCCGGCGATCTGCCGACCTACACCGGCTCGATCACCTCGAGCCAGGTGACAACCGCCCTCGGATATACGCCTTACAACTCGACCAATCCCAACGGGTACATCACAAGCTCTGCCCTGTCGAGCTATCTGCCGTTAAGCGGTGGCACGTTAACCGGATCGCTGAACACGCAATATGTCTCCGTTAAAGCGGGAGCTGGCATATATCTTTATCGTTCGGATAACACGGCGTATACAAACTGGGACGCTCGCGCTGATGGCAACCAGGCGGTGCCGCACAAGTACACATTCCACCCGACGCACGGATATGGCGCGTATAAGGAAAACTGGTGGGATGGCGATAGCTATCACTCGCTGCAAGTAACCTCGAACGTCTTACAGTACGACGGAAGCACCGTTTTACACGCAGGAAACTACAGCAGCTACGCTCTCCCGTTAAGCGGCGGCACAATCACCGGCACATTAAACATCAACGGCGGCGGATCGCAGCCGCTAAACCTTACGACCAGTAGCGGCAGCCCGTGGGGCTTCGGACTTACGAGAAGCGATGCTGGGGTTTCAAGCAAAATCTTTTTGCATAACGGCAGCGGAAGCTGGGCTTGGGTGTACGAACACAACCCAGTTTTTTACAACGGCGGTGCATATAGCCCGTTCCTGCACAGCGGCAACTACAACAGCTACTCGCCATCCTTGACAGGCGGCGGAGCATCAGGGACGTGGGCAATCAATATAACCGGCAGCGCAGGAAGCGCCTCGCTCGCTACAGATGCAGATCGGTTAAGGACTTATGACCACCGGATAAAGGCTCCGAACTCCGATGCGGCGGGACGAGCAGTATTTGGCTTCACGTCGTGGGCGAACAATAATACGGCGCCTTGGGCGGACTACCTTCACCTTCGGTCATACACCGACAGTTCTGGCGGCGCCGATAATCTTGTCATGTTCCGCAAAGACGCTATTGGTATGCGTATTTGGCAGCAGAGCTTCGGCTCGGGCTCTGCCTACTCTAACTACGTCGACGTCTTACACAGCAGCAACTACAGCAGCTATGCGCTTCCGTTAAGTGGCGGAGTGCTTTCCGGCGCGCTGCGAGCGACAAACATCACCGCTGGCGGAGGTACAAACACAGATACCTCATTCGGCGTCAACGGGTCAGCGCACTTTGCTCCAAGCGGAACATTTGTCTACTGGGGCGGATCAATCGGAACCTTGAACTCATGGTCATCGCGCGAGTATTCAAACTCGGGAATACATCAACTCAATGTAAGCCGCTGGATACTGGACCGCTTTGGATACGGTAGTCAACCGCTTATTGACGCTTACAACGGAGGAATCGACCTCGGGCAGTACACGACGATTGCGTCCGGCGCCAGAGTAAACGGTGGCATTCGTCAAGGCGCAAACGTCGCTCGTCCGCTCGCCGAGTGGAGCGCGAGCAGCAGCTCAACCGGCATGGTTTATATCGAGATGCCGGGGTCAACATCAAACTATGGAATGATTCATGCCGTCATCGACGTATATGAATATAACGGTAATGCTGCCGCGACCATAATTGTGGGCGGTCACAACTGGGTCAGCAGTTGGTACAACGTATCTGCAAACGTCATCGGCTCGACAAACAAAGAGGTGAGACTCGCTGTTCGGAACGGAAAGTTCGTAATTTGCCTTGGGACAGCATCGTCAACGTGGGAATACGGCACCGTTATCTTACGCAAGATTCACAACGCAACCTTCTACAACAACATCATGGACATGGGGGCGCAGTTTGTCATCGCGCAAACGACGTCCGAAGGTTTGAGTGGTTCGACGGGTGATCTTCGCGCACTTCGCACACCCGCCAGCTTTAACGCGGGCGGCGCAATCACCCAGGCAGGAAACCAAGTTCTACACGCCGGAAACTACGGCAGCTACGCGCTCCCGCTTTCTGGCGGAACAATGACAGGGACGATCTACAGCAACGCCTCGTCGTTAATTATTGGGCAGCAGGGCGGCTCTATCCGCGGCTATCTTTACAATGACAGCGCCGGTATCGGTTTTCTGACAAGCAGCGGCTCGTGGGCGGCATACGTTCCGCTCGGTACAAACAACTGGCAAGTAAACGGGAGCATTACAGCATCCGGCAACGTCACCGCCTACTCGGACGAGCGAGTAAAGGCTAACTGGCGAAAGCTCGACGACGGCTTCCTCGTCAATCTCGCGAATGTGAAGAGCGGCATCTATGACCGGACCGACATTGAAATTACGCAAGTCGGTGTGTCCGCGCAGTCGCTCCGCGATGTGCTGCCTCATGCTGTGATCGAGGCGGACGACGGCGACCTCTCGGTCGCATACGGCAACGCCGCAATGGTGTCGGCAGTCGAGCTCGCGAAGGAGCTCGTCGCGCTCAAGCATAAAGTCACCGAGCTCGAGGCTCGGATTCACTAGGAGCATTCAGAATGGCTATCGAATACACGCTGAAGATCAACGCG